TTTTGAAGCGCGCACATTCCGCAGGCGGTACTTGAGCGGCCCGCGCTCGTACGTGTCAGGCGTATCGGCCATGATAACGCAGACCGTAACGGTAACGTCCCTGCCAACCGCCTGTTTGATGGTTTGAAAAATTGACAGATCGGTATTGTCGATGGCCAGGCGGCACGGACGGGGCGCGTTGTCTGTCTGTTCCGGCAGGATGATCGTAAACCCCGCGGCGATAAACTCATTTCCGCGTGATGTGATATTCTGGTTGTTATCCACAAACCGCAGTACCGCGCCGCCGGAAACCTCGATGGTTAGCAGGTGCAGGAAAACCTTTTCAGTTTCGGGAGCAAGGACGGCGGCGGTCGCGTCGGGGGATATGCGGCTCATAGGCGCTCCAGTTGCATGGAGACTTCGTACATGCCTTCAACCGCGCTCACGGTATAGTCCCCGAAAAAACGGAATTCGGCGAGTTCCCCATTAACAGGATCCGTAAAATTAAAACGCAACACTCCGTCGGCAAGAACGTTATGATAAAACTGTTCAAAAACCATCAGTTCGGCCTCATCAAACACCTGTTTGCCGAAGTATTTAACAGTCCGGGCGGTATACCGCCGGCGGGCTTTTTTCGGACCGGCGTCCATCGCCGTGCGTATAACGTTGCTCTGCGGCTGTTTGCTGAAACCTTCCGCGAGCAGCCCTGAAGGTAAATATTCAGGCCAAAAAATACCAGCCATTTATACCCCCGCTGCCCGCAAGCCAAAGCGCCCGCCAAGGGCACGGTCAGCTTTGCCGGATGAGAGATGCCTGTTTACCATCTCGCCAATAATCACGTCAATTTGCTTGCTTCCATCGGCGTTTTCTGTTTCTTCCTGCCGCACTTCGGCGCCGCAATTATTTATTATATTGACCGTTACCTGCGTACCGCCGCCGTTCGCCGTTTGCACTCCGAGGTCGCCGTTCGGCATACGCGTCAGCGGCATAACCGCTTCCGGTCCTGCCTCGCCCATCAGGCCGAAGCCGCCGCCGTACTGGAAATAGGTCGGAGAGTTGACAATCTGGTTAGTGAAAGCGCCGCCGGCGGCAAATGTCCGCGCCGCATGGCTGTACTCATCAAATNCACCGCCTTGCGCGTGCTTGGACGCTTCGTTTTTCGTTTTTTCAATTGTTCCGTCAACGTAGCCGGAAATCATCGCGCTTGATCCCGCCGCGGCGATAAAACCGAGGCCGAGCGGCCATTGACCGTTTGCGATTAACTGTAACCCTGCCTGAAGAAACATCATCGGCAATTGCTTTAAAATCTGATTGGCCATATCCGCCATCGCGTGATTGAGATTCTCCGCGGCATCGCCGCCCGTGGCAAACGCTTTGCCCACCGCGCTTAGTCCATCAAGCATTCCGTTAAAACTGATCTCCGCAAGCTGCGCCGTTAAGTCGGTGATAACCACCGCGGCCTGCGCGCCGAACCCTTCAATGTCTAATAGCGCCAGAGTGAGGCTGTCGGAGAGTTCCTGCTGCCAGTCTTTCACAGCGTTACGCGCTTCTTCAAGTTTGGCAGTGTCAATATCAATTTTAAACCTTAATTCCGCATCATCGCGCATCTGCGCGTACTGCTCTTGAATGGCGGCAATCTCTGCTTCAGAATTTGCGGCGGCGATAATGCGCTGTTCTTCGAGCCTGCTAATAGCGCGAAGCGCCTCTTCGTATTCATGTTGAATATCATCAATCTTAATGCCGCTCAATTCCCTCTTCATCCGCGCTTCTTCATCCGCAAGCTGCCTGATAACCTCACCGCGGCGGGCACTGTAATATTCATTTATTTGATTGATGGTTTCTATGTTGCCATCGCGGACGTAGTTATTCCAGGCATCCTCCAGTTTTTTTCTTCGCTCCAGCTCTATGTCGTAAAATGGATCGTTTGCCTGATCCGCTCGTAATTTATTCCAGACATCGGCCCAGTTCTCTTTCCATTTGGCGGCTTTGTCATCAATGTCCCCTAACAGTTTGGTAATCTCTTCATTGGCATCGGCGATGATTTTTTCCAGCGCGTCTTTGTCTTCACCGGATATGTCAACCGTGACCATATATGTTTGAGCGACATCAATCCTGCCTCTTAGCTCCGCTATTTTCCTATCATTTGTTGTTCTATAAAATTCTTTAATAAATTCACCACGGAGCTCCACGAATCGATCTGTGGCCGTTCTGAGATCGTCTACTATATTATTTCTCCATGTGATCCCGTTGCGGCGTTGTTCGTCAAGCGCGGCTTGAAGCCTTTGCACGTGGTATAGCGCCGCCGCATAATCAAATTTTTTGGAAGCCTCATAAAACTCCTGCACCGCTGTGGGACCTTCTTTCACCGCGTCATTTAGTTTCCTTTGTGCATACGCAAGATCCTCCGTCGCTCTGGTTGCCTTTTGTTGCTGGGCGGCATAGGCTACATAGGCGATCGTCGCGGCTGTGGCTGCCGCAATGCCGGCAAGGAGCAAGGGGTTGGTTACGGCAAGGGACGCGTTGAGGCCCATTTGTGCCGCCTGCTGGAGCCATGTCTTAACTGTCAGGGCCGCCGCTTTGACAGCCATCGCCGCCATTAGTCCGGTTACCGCGATTATCGCTCCGGCAAAGAAACCTTTCGCAAGCGGGTGCTCGTTTATCAGGTTGGCAAGATCCGTCAGCATTCCCGTTACATTAACCGCCGAAGGCAGGAGCATTTCACCAAACGATGCAGAGAGAGTATTTACCGATTCTTTCAAACCTTCCTGCATGGCGGCAAGGCTTTGAGATGCCAGCTCCATCCCTCCGAAATACTGCCCGCCGGCGGCGGTCAGATCGTCAAGAGCCCTTGAAAATTCCTCAAAACTGATTTTCCCTTCGCTGGACATCTCGACTATCTCCGCCGTTGTCACATTGAAGTTTCTCGCGAGCGCGTCAAGAATAGGTACACCCTGATGGAGGTAGGTATTAAGCACCTGCATGTCGGCTTTGCCCTTTGCCGCGGCCTGACTGAAGGCGTTGACGTAGCTGGTAAGTTTTTGGGAATTGCCCTGCGACAGATCGCCGAATTTGGTAAGCTGTGCCTGTAAGTCCTGTAGCGGCACTTTGGCGGCTATCAGGACGTTTGTAGTTTGCGTTAGCGTGTCAAGATCGAAGGGTGTTTTGTCGTTAAAGGCTTTGATCTCGTTGAACAGCCCGGCGCCCGCTTCCATGTCGCCTAACAGGACGCCGAACTGGTTGCGCGCTGTCTGGAAATTGTCGGCGGTTTGGAGCGCGAAGGAGCCCATGTCTTTGACAACCGACAGCGCTTTAGTGAGCGCCACGACTTCCGCGAGACTCATCATCGCGCTTTTAAGATCGCCGAACGACTGAATATTGTCTCCGTTTGCCTTGTCAAGATCGGCGGCTTCTTTTCCCAGCCGCTTGTATTCCTCAACAAGTCTTTTAACTTCCTCGCTCTGGGGATCAAACCCCTGGGTAACTAATTCGACGGCGGCGCTTTTAAGCTGGGCCTGAACCTGCCGCAGTTCCGTGCTTGACGATCCGAAGAGCTTCATGGATGCGGCTGCCTTTTCCGCCGCCGCCTTGGTTTGCCGGAATGTTTCGGCTATCGCCTGGCCGTCCGAGTCAGAAAGTTTCTTGGCTTCCGCGGCAAGGGAAGTGATTTCCCCCTTGAGCGATGATAGCGACTGAAAGGCTTCCTGCGCGGCGATGCGGATTTGGAGTTCTAAAGTTTTGTTATCGTTTGTCATGCTTTCTTGCTTCCTCCTGCTCCGGCCGTTTTGTTTCGCGCTCTTCCTCGTCTATTTTCCAGCGCTCAACCTTTAGTATTGAAATTGCCTGTATTATCCATTCAGGCTGTTCAGCCCAACCGCCGGCAAACGGCAGACAACCAAGGTTCTCGCTTACACATAACACTTCAAACGCGGCGTAAAACTCATTGTTGATATAACTTGCCGCGTCCAGCGTCGAAATAAAAACTTCCTGACCGCGTTCGTCCTTTACCCTTGTATTCCAGAGCGGGTTGCGCCCCGGAGATACATGGGCTTTATGCTTACCGGCGCGGTAGATCCGGTAAGCGATTTTCAGTTTTTTTCGTCAAGCCCCGGACGGTCGATCATACTGTCAAATTCAGCAACTATCTCTTTTAACAGCGGCTCAAATTCAATAGGCGCGTTGATCAAATCCTGCGCGCTGACAATTTTCTGATCCTTGCCGTCGTCACCGGAATATGCGCAGCCTGAAATTGAAATAAGCATTTCTTTCAGAGTGGTGAGTTCGTCTTTCTCAATGACAATCTCCATCCTTTCGATATCTCCTTTTGAATCGGAAATACCTTTAGCCTGCGG